TCTCCCACAGCCCCGAGAAGAAGCCCTTGATCCACCCCCAGGCAGCATTCCAGGCGTCCACGATGGCGTCCCAGGCACCCACGAGCACGGGCCATACCTCGTCCCACTTGACGATGAGGAGCACGATGGCCGCGATGATCAACCCGATGCCGACGATGATCCACGTGATTGGGGACGCAAGCAGGGCGCTATTCATTACCCATTGCGCCGCCGCCGCCACGAGGAGTGCAGCGGCCAGTACCCCGACGGCAATGGCGATGCCCTGGATGAGTGCGGGATTCTCCTTGGCCCATGCGACGAACGCCTCCATCTTCGGGGTGGCCCAGGTCAACGCCTCGGCCACCTTGTCGAACACCGTAGTGGCTAAGGGCTCAAGCGCGAGCTTGACCTTATTCACCGCGATCTGGAACTTCTCCGGCCCGTCCAGGGTGTCCTCCTGGGCCTTGAGGATGGTGTCCCCCGTGGCGCCGATCGACTGCTGGAGCGTGTTCAGGTCAAAAGTCCCGGACTTGAGCGCAGACAGGAACTGCGGGGCGCCTTCCGTGCCGAAAATCTTCCCAGCTGTGGTGAGTGCTGCGGCTTCATTCCCTGCGGCGAGGAAGTTCTGAATCTCCCCCACGGTGCGGTTAAACGCATCCTTCGGCGCCTCGCCGCCCTTAGCCAGGTTGACGAGGCCCTGAGTCATGGAGCTGAGGGTCTTCTCTGTGCTCAGCCCCGCCTTGTCCAGGGACCCGATGAGGGACACCGTGTCCTCGAAGGTGAAACCGAGCTGCTGCACCGTGGGGGCCGCCTTGGCCGTCTCGGTGGCGAGATCGTTCATGCCAACGCCGGTGGCCTGGCTGACCTGGAAGAGTCGGTCCATCATCTCGGACGTCTGGTCCAACGGGACGTTGAATGCCTGGAACGACGTGGAGAGCTTGCTGACGTCGAGCTTCTCGCCAAACAGGTCTCCGGCCGCGATGACCTGGGATGCCACGGTCTCCAGCTCGGTGCCTGTCAGCCCGAGCCGGGTGTTCAGGTCTGCGACCGTAGTGCCCGCGTCCTGGAACGTCGTGGGCACCGTCGTGGCTACTTTCTGGGCGCTCTTCTCCAGCCCCTCCAGGGCGGCACCAGTGGCGCCGGTTCCCACGCGAATCGTGTCCGACATATGGTTGAACTCTTCGCCGATGTCGTAGAGCGCCTTGCCTACGCCGAGCGCGGCGGCGCCCAGGGCTGCGGCAATCAGGGCCGGGTTGATGGCCCCCTTGAGGCCGGCCCCGAACTCGCCGCCAAACTTCGCCCCGCCGGCGGCGCCGCCCGCCCCGATTGCGTCTCCGGCGGCGGCGCCGGCCTCCTCCCCCGCTTTCTTGGCCGGTGGGAGCACGATGTCTGTGATCTGCTTCTCTGCCCCGGGGGCGGCCGCGATGAGCTCGTAGTACGCGGTAGCGAGCTTGGGCCCGTCAGCCATCGGTGTCCTCCGGTAGGTTCAGGATGCGGCGCATCTCGTCGATTGAAGTTCCCTCGCCGTACGGCGTGGCGGTGTCTTCCTCGGGTGGGCGGATCAAGCTGGTCACAGGCATGTACTCGGGCGGGTCCACGCGCTTGTCGCCGGCGGTCTGCCAGGACAGTACGCGCAGTAGGTGGACGATGAGCGACTGCATGTGCTCATTGGGGGACCAGGCGCCGCGCTCGATGGCTAGGCAGGACCCCGGTGGTGGGCAGGTGAGGTAGGCCCGCAGGTCTTGCCAGGAGAGGCGGCCACTCCACACGTCGTCGAGTGACCGCCCCATCCCAAGCAAGTCGGACCTCACCGCGTTCTCATGGCGGTAGGCCTCCGTCAGGAGGCCGAGGATTCCCCCACCGTGGTCCCGGATGCCTCTCCCCAGGCAGTGATGATCGCCTCCAGCTGGTCGCTGGACACGACGTCAGTCAGGCCCGGGCAACAGTCCTCAATGATCTCGAACTGGATCGACTCGGCCTCCAGGCGGGCAAGCGCCTGAGCATCCTCGGAGAGGTTCTCGTCCTTCAGACGGCGAGAGACCTCGGAGAGGCGGCGGCGGTACGACGCCTTGATGTGCTTCAGGAGCGGCATAGACCGGTCCTGCTTCTCTCCGGGGATGCGGAAGACGAAGCGGTTCTCAGCCTTGTCGGCCTTGGCCCCTGGGACGAGGAAGGCTCCGGCGGCGGGCTTGGTCATTGTGTGATCCTCTCGGTTGGTGTTTGGGTGTGTCAGTTCTTGACCCAGAACTCACGGTAGAACGCGCCGTCTACCGGGAACAGGTCGAGCTTCAGAGTGTTAGCCATGATGTCTTTGCCGTTCATCTCGACGTCACCGTCGATGACAGCCTGAGCGTCGTCGTAGACGATGGTGCCCTTGGCAACGTCGGTGTTGACGATGACCACGATTCCGCGGTGGGGCGGAATCTCGTTGAGCTTGCCGACGATGTTGATGCTCTTGCCGGTCTTGGTGACATTGGCATCGCCGTAGACGAGCTTGTGGCCGGTGATGTTCAGGTACTCAGCGACCGGAATCTCGACCGACGCCTCGGCACCCTCGCGGGTGGACAGGATGACGTCGCCGCCCCACGCCTTCACCTTCGAGGTGGAGTTGGAGATAGAGCGCTTCGGGCCGGCGTCCGTGAGGTACCCGATGGCCTCCAGCGTGACACCCTGCGGGGCGTTCGTGAGGTCAATGTGGGCGGTGATCTTCTTGGCGTCCTCGGTGGTGCACACGAACACGCCGCCGATGACGGACATCGGCTTAGGCGCAATGACGTTCGAGGCATCGCTCTTGCCGTTGACGGGCATTCAGTCCTCCTTGTAGTGCGGGGTCCCCGCACCTCGGGCGGGCTTGGTCCTAGTCTACGTCGAGACGCTCCGACTCCGCAGTGACCTCGCACTGAGCCGAGAACCGATGCGCGTCGGGGTAGCTCGGATGTGGGTTGTCATACGGGCCGCTCTGCACTCGGCCGGAGTGCCACTCCTGCCTGTCACTGGCGATCACTGCGCACGCCACAGCGGCGAGGCGCTGGGCCGTAGGCCCGTCCTGGGCGTAGCAGTGGACCATGAGGATCGAGGTATGGGATACAAGGCTCTGTGGGTATCCCCCGGCGACGTAGATGTGCACCGTAGGCGCGGCCATCGGGTCCTTGGCCAGGATGGATGAGACCGTGACAGGGGTGCCCATAGTGGCTGAGCACTCGCGCTTAAGGACCGGGATCAGGCGCGAGAGGACGTCCGCTGGGAGGATGAGCTGCGTCATGCTCCCCCTCCTAGGACGGCCCGAGTGAGCACGTCATCCGTCGCCTGAGCCCGACGACCGGCGTACGTGGCCGTCTTGACGAGTCCGCGGGCTCGGGTCTTGTTGGGCCGAGGCTCGTAGACGAACGGCTCTTCTGAGGGAGACTGGCCCCCTCGGTCATCATCGCCGGTCTGGCTCGTCATAGCGTTGGCCGTCGCTGCGGCCTTGGCTCCGATTGCGTCGATCTCGGACTGGTACGACTGGCGGAGCTCATTGAACCCGTCGTAGTGGAACCGAATCTGAAGGACCCCCATCACCCCTCCCATCTCTGCAAGTTGAGTACTGCCGTGTCGGGCAGGAGCCCCGCCCCGGTGACGATGCGGACCGGTCCGTAGAGCCGATACGCCACACCTCGCCACTCGATTCGCGCGTGCTTCGTGATGGTCTCCGCAGCCGCAGCATCCATGTACGCCTTCTGAGTCCAGTGCTCGCCCTCGCGATGGGACGAGTCCTCCTCCGTGGGCGCCGCCTGCACGTCCACGCCGGAGATGGTTCTCGCCATCTCAGGGCGGTAGGACCGCTTGGGCGCTCCATGAGCATCCTCAGTAGTTGTGGGCTCCGTAACCGTGATTGTCTCGGAGCCGAAGACATCGGACCAGATACTCACAGGATGCCCTGCCCGTCGATCCGGTGGCGCTCCACGGCATCGACCCATCGGCGAGTCGTGCCCGTCGTGGACGCGACCCCGAAGGAGATGGACCGCGACCCCTGACTGATCTGGTGGACTCCGGGGGTAGACAGCGTGGCGTAGATACTCGCGGCCTGCTCAGCCACGGCGTCTGCGACGTCCTCCGGCACGTCGTCGCTGCCGGCGGTGTACGTGACCTCAATGGTCCCCAGCTCGGTGCCCCATCCACCGTGGCGTCGCAGGGCGCCCGTGCGGGGGGAGTATGTGACGTGCTCCAGCTGGATGCCTCCCAGCTTCACGGTGAGTGCGGATACGCCCTTGACTGGTAGTAGCAGCGTCTCTCCTGCCGGCGGGTCCAGGGTCAGGGTCTTGGTCTCCTTGGTGACGCTGTGGCCGACGGCGGAGCGGAAACGTGCGCTCGCACGCTCGACGGCGTAGATCAGGTTCGGGTCCTGTTCTGACTTTCCGAGCGAGCGCGCGAGCGCGGCAATAGAGCAGAGATGTGCGGCCATGACCTCAGTCTACGCGGACTTTGACCCCCTCTGCGGCCAGAATGCGGGAAAGCTCCTCCTCCATGGCGCCGGAGATGCCCATCCCATCCGGGGTTCCGTAGATGGTCGCCACCCGCAGGAACACACCACCAGGGATGCACACCGTCAAGGTGTTGGGTAGCGGGCAGGATGAGGCGTACCCACATCGCATGAGTGCCTCGCGGGCCTCGGCGAGGTGGTCCACGATGTTCTCCGCCGTCATGCGGAGGCCCTCGTAAGGGATTACGTCCTCGGGGTCCTGGCCCATTCGTACTGGGTACGACTCCTCAGTCTCGACCGTGATTCCCTGGCGGGCGATCCGGGTGGTGACGGTGGCGATTGAACCGTCGTTGAACATCTGGTAGCGCGTGGTCTGCATGGTGGGCCTCCTCAGGCGAACGACGGGGCTTCCTCAGCGGGGGCAACGAGTCGGTCGTCCACGCGCATCTGACCGCTCTGGGCCGGCACTGACACCGCGGGGAACCCGTCTTGCGTGGGCGCGATGGTGCTGTCGTCCTTGCCGATGCTGAGGAGGTACATCCCAGCGAGGATGGCGGCGAGGGCGAGCGACACAATCGAGACGGCGGAGGCGATGCTGCGGACGAGGCTCATTGGTTGCTCCCTTCGGTGGTTGGTGTGTTCACACACTACGTCGCCTGATGATCTGTTGTCAAGTGTGGCGCATAGCACGAGGCCCCCGGGATCGCTATCGGGATCAGACCGGGGGCCTCGGCGTCAAGGTGCGTCAGGCGATGGTCGCCACGCAGACATCCTTGCGGCGGCGGAACACGCCGATCACGCGGGTCTTACCGCGCAGCAGAGACAGGCCGCGCAGGGCGTAGTCGCTGTGCTGGTTGAAGAGCTGAGCGACGTACTGCTCACGCCAGTAAAGCTCATACGCCTTCAGGTCGCCGACGAGGGCTGTGCCCTTAGTGACGGCGGTAGAGGTGATGACCTTGTGGCCCCACAGCTGAGTGCTCAGCGAGCCGAACGGGCCGGCACCGAGGTAGCGGCCGTTCTTGTCGGGGGCGAGGTCCACAGCCTCGAGGTCCTCGGGGTTGAGGACGATCTGAGCGCCCTGGGCGGAGTCGCCGAGCGCGGTCAGAGACTTGCGCAGGGTGTTGAAGATGGCGTCGTTACCGGTGCCGACCTTCGCCTGAGTACGCACGCCGGGGGCTCCGATGATGCCGCGCGGGCGGTCGCCAGTAGCGGTGCCAGCGACGATCTCTCCCTCGAGCTTCTGCATGGTCAGGGCCATGAGGACCTCGCCGACGAGGGTGACCATCACGGAGTCATCCGCGAGCTCCTCGTCGGTGATGGGGAGCGCCTCGCCGATGGTGGTCGTGGTGGCCGTGTCGGCGCGGGTGGCGAAGGTGGCGAGGGGGAACACGCCGCCGGCGGCGCCGGTGCCATTGTCCGTCTTGGCCTCGACCTTGATGTCGGGGCCGGGGGTGACAGCGATCAGCGCACGGTAGGGGATCACCGCGGCGTCGGTGGTGCCGGTGGTGATGGCAGACAGCAGCGGGCCGTACTGGGCGCGCACCTCGTCGTCAACCGGGGAGCCCAGGTGGAAGGCGGAGCCGCCGGTGGTGGCGGTGCCGCGGTGGGCCACATCGGCCTTGCCCACCAGGTCGCGGACCACGAGGTCAACCTGATCGGTGGCGCTGGAGAAGCCGGAGGAGAAGCGGCTCTTGAATGCCTGCCACTCGGGTGACAGGACGAAGCGCTCACCTGCGGTCTTGCCGACGGCCTCAACAACGTCAGAGACGGCCTTGGTGGCCTTGGGGGCGCGCTCAGCAATAGCGGCCAGCTTGTCGGAGGCGGCCTTGCGGGCGGCGGCCTGCGCGTCCATCTTGGCAACGGAGTCCACGATCTCGTCGACTCGGGCGATGTCGGCCTCGGTCAGCTCGCTCTTAGCGCGCAGCTCGCCGGCCTCCTGAAGCAGCTCCTCACGAGTGCTCATACGGTGCATTCCTTTCGGTGGTCAGAGGCCCAGGAGGGCCAGCCGGGCACGGGCGGTCCGCTGCGCGGCGTCGTCGGTCTCAGGGGCGTCCTGAGACTTCAGCTTGGCGAGAGGATTCGCGCCGCGCAGACACGGCCCGGCCTCCCACAGGTCCAGTTTAGTGAGGTGGCGAATCTCGCCGCCGTCGGACTTCTCCACGGAGTAGTCCTCGACGACTGCCGAGTATGAGAAGTCCGTGATGGCTCCGACCTCGAGGAGCTCGGCGACGGAGCGGCCGATCTCGGTGTCGAGCGCCTTCCACTCCAGCAGCAGCCCCTCGTCAGTCTCCTCTGCCTTGGTCGAGTAGCCCACGATGTCGGATGTGCCGTAGCCGTGGCTCCACATGATCGGGACCGTTGGGCGCTCGGCGAGCGCCTCGGTGAAGGCGCCCTTGTCGGTCACCTCGCCGTCGGAGTCCACGTTGCCGAAGACGGCGACGAGGGCAGTGAAGGTGCCCGGCTCGGGCTTGTCGTCCTCGGGCTTG